GCCCGGTGCCGCCGGTGGACTCGCCGCCTTCCGGCGGGGCCGCGACGAATCGGATGTGATGGGGTGTGGGGGTGAGGAACATGGTTGTTCTCCTTGTGGTTGAGCCCTTTCCGGGCATTAAAAAAGCCGCCCGTGCGGGTGGCTGAAAATCTGTTAGACTGGAATTGTCTTGGCTTCTCTACCTCGAACCCGTTATTGGCTCTGGGAGTGAGAAGCCGTTTCCGTATCGCGTTCGACCCTGACGATGTTCCCGTCGTAGTCGATGAGCAGAACGTAGTCGAGACGTCTGCGTCGAAGCGATGACCGTATGTAGTCTTTGCAGGCTTCGGCGTCCAGTTCCGTTCTTTCCTTTTGCAGATGAATGACTGCGGCGTCTCCTTGGCGGGCTGCGGATCGGAGAAGCTGGTCTATGGTGTTTTTGCCGTGTCCTTCCGGCGCTTTGAAGTCCACTCGTTTACCGTTGATGATGGCGTCTGATGTCTTCACGCCTTGTTTGTCGCTTCTTTCGCGCACTGTCACGGCAAACCCGTTGTCTTTGAGGGCGTCGAGCGTTTTGCGTTCGTGCTTCTGAAGTTCGGACCACGCCCTTGCGCTTTCCACGGAGGGTTCCGGCGTGGTGCCGTCGTACAGCCATCGACGGTCGCGCTGGCTCATTTCCTCGGTGATGCGATGCGTCGTCCACAGGTTGTAGTCGTCTATCTCGTCTTCGTCTTTACCTGCGTCCTTCATACGGGCGACGTATTTTCCATATTCGTCGCGATTGAGCATGCCGGCGATCGTCTTGCGGCATTGCAGGTATCGGGCTTTCATGCCTTCCGGGTCGTAGCCTTTGACGTGGGCTTCTCCCCAACTGGATACGATGCGGCAGTCGTCGTTCTTGTGATATCGATTGTCCCGTCCGCCGGCCTTTTCCTCGCTCCAGTAGACGAAGCCTCGCGAGGCCATGAGGATGCAGAACGCGCAGGTCGGGCCGACCGGAACGCGGGCGTAGCGCGGTTGCGAGGGATCGTGCTCGCCGTTGAATTTGGCCGTGAGTCGTGCTGTGACGCCCACGATGTCGGCGGCGAGGTTCATCCATTCGTCTTGTCCGTATCCGTCGGTCTTCATGGCCCATAGGTCGTCCATCGTCAGCCCAGCGCGACTGTGGTGGTTGATGACGTCCACGAATTTGAGTCCGACGTGGTCGGTGCTGTTGTATCCTCCGACGATCTGCCAGAAGGCGCGATCCGCGCTCACTCGGGATGGCGTGTAGGCCGGCAGGTCGACGCCGGCGGCTTCTGCCCATGCGGAGCGCACCGCGTCATAGTAGTCGTTGGCGACTTGGTTGGCGCGATCCGCGTAGGTCTCGAACACTTCCGTGCGAAGGTAGTGCAGCGGGTCTTCAAAATTGTCCCACGCAACTCCGGCCGCGAGCTGCTTGGCCTCAAGGGACAGGTCGGCGAGCGCGTCCTGATAGTCGTCCCAGAGGTCGTCAAGATGGGTTTGGAATGCTTGGCGCTGCTGTGGAGTGAGGTTGTTCAGCGGCAGGTTGGCCGGTTTGCTGCTCATTGGCTTCGGCCTCCTTGCCGTCGGTCTTGGCGATCGTCAGTTTGGCCCTGAGCTCGTCGATGGATTGCTGCGTGCGCTGCTGGCGTTCGTAGGCCCGGTGGGCCTTGATTTCGTCCCATGTCAGGCCGGCGCGGGTGAGTCCCACGTCGCTGTCGGCGAGGTCGGGGTTGGTGGATGCGACCTTCTGGTACCAGTCTGCGCGGGCGGCGTCGCTGGTTTCCTTGACCGGTGCCCAGATGGGGCGCAGTTCGCGCAATGCGTCGGGGTCTGCGCCCTGATAGGCCAGTGCGATGCTCATGGCTTCCTTCAACGCGCGGCCGAAGCGTTTGTTTTGCCGGTCGGCGGTGCGGGACAGTTTGCGTTCGGCTTCGGCCATGGCTTCGGCGCTGGCGGGGTTATCCATGGTGATGCCGAGGTCGTTGACGGGGATGTCGGTTTCGGAGCTGACCATGAGGGCGATGGTGCGCAGCATGTCGGCGTGCGGGGTCATGGATGCCTGCTGGAGCTGCTGCATGGTGGGTTTGTCGCCGTTCTTGTTGGCGGGCATGCCGTTCATGACGCTCACGATGCTGCTCCATGTGTCGTCGGTGAACTTCTTCGACGCTCCGATGAACCACACGCGGGGGGCTGCGTAGAATTCGGCGGTGGCCTCCATGCGCACCATGGTTCGCAGGCCGAAGTCGGTCAGGTTCATGAGCGTGCGGGTGATGCGGCTGTTGCCCAGCGGATGGTAGGACTGGGCGTCGTTGACGAGGGGCACGACGCTTGGCCGGTCGAGGTGGGTTTCGATCGTCCGCGCCGTCCACGGGCCTTCGCTGTCGTCGATTTCGTAGACCTTGCCGGGCAGCCATGCGGTGAATGCGGTGATGCGCCCGGTTCTGTCGTCCTTGTCGGTGATGGTCAAGGCCGAGCCGAGGCGGCGGCGTCGGCGGTCCCAGATGCCGGCGCTCCAGTCGGCCGAGCGGGGCAGCATGAGGATGCGGCCGGGTTCGTCGGGGTCTTCGCACACGGTGATGAAGCTGCATCCGTGGATGTAGGCGCTGGTGATCGCCTCGGAGACGTCGGTGTCCCATGCGTTGTCGTCCACGAGTTCGTCCACCTGCGCCTGCAGCGGGTCGGGCGCGTCGAAGCCCTCGAACACGTTGAGGTCGGCGAGCGCTCGGACTGCTTTGTTGGGCCATCCGATCATCGGTTTGGCGAGGGCGCGCATTTGTTTGGGGATGCTGTAGGCGACGCCGTTGTATCGGTATCGGGCTTGGTAGTATTCGGCTCTCAGCATGTTGCGTGCGTAGTGGTCGCGCCATGTTGTGAGGAGTTTTTGGATGGTGGGCATGTCGTCGTCTTCGACGCCTTTGATGCGGGTGATGTTGGCGGATTGGACGGCGAGGTAGGCGTCTTGTGTGGCTGGGTTGGTGATGGCGAGGCCGTTGTGGTCGGTGGCGGGCATTAGAACCATGTCTCCGTTTCTTGGGTGGGGTCTCTTCTGGTGGTCATGGCCCCGTGGAGGGCGAGGGTGACGGCGTTGAGTGGGCTGATGTCGGTGTCGTCGTCGGGTCGGTTCCATCCGAAGAGGCCGTTTTTGCCGATGGGGCGTGTGGTGGCTTTGTTGGCGGCTTGCCAGAGTGGTTGTTGGCCGTCTTCGGGCAGGTGGGTGAGGGTGCCGTCTCTGAGCATGTCCTGGAGGCGGCCGCAGGCGCGGCCCATGTCGGTGGCGGCGGTGACGGTGACGGTGACGCCGGCCTGGGCGAGGTCGGGCAGGAGCGCGGTGGCGGGGCTTTGCCCGTCGATGACGAGCGCGGCGGTTTGTTCCCAGACCTTGTCGATGAGGTTGACGGCCCACATGGTGCCGTCTTGGTTGGTGTCCCGGTATTCGGCGAGTTCGATGTGGGCGGTGTTGTCGTCGTATCGCATGCATGCGCCGATGGTCAGGCGTGTGCGTTGGGGGTTCATGTCGATGCCGAAGCTCATGACGCCGCCGGGGCGGCGGCGCTCGATGGTGGCTTCCTCCCATTGGCGGCGGTCGATGGCTTGGCTGAGGGCGTGTTCGTCCCAGATGCCGAGGGCCTCGCGCCGGAAGTCGTCGCCGGTGAGGTTTTCCCACAGGTTGGCGATGGATTCGTCGCTGGTGTGGGACGGGTAGCTGGGGTTGGCTTTCCTCCATTGCTGGCGGTCGAGGGGGTCGGCGTCGCGGTCTGCGGTGAATTCGACGTAGAGGGTCGAGTGGGTGCGGCCGGCGCGCGCTTTGTCCCTCAGGCGGGTGAACGCTTCGCCGTTGTCCCTTGGCCCGGGCGGGGTGCCCATGTAGATGGTCTGGGGGTTCCAGGCGCGGTTCTGGGTCGGCAGCATCGACGCCATCGCCGAGTCGGACAGGTGCTGGGCCTCGTCGATGACGAGCAGGGCGATCTTCTTGACGCCTCGCAATGCGCCTCGTTCTCGCGCGCGGAAGAAGATGCGCGACCCGTTGCGGAACCTGATCTCCTCCTTGCCGGCGGCCAGGGATATGCCGTGGTCGGGGTCAACGAGACCGCTCATTTCCGGGCGCAGGACGATCGCGCACAGGCTTTCGAACGTGTCCTTGATGACGCTGAAGTGCTGGGCCGTCCACACGACGCGCATGCCGGGGGTTCGGGCGGCGCGGTGGATCGCGACCCAGCCGATGTCGTAGGTCTTGCCGGTCTGGCGCGGGATCGACAGCACGGCGTTGCGGGCGCTCCAGAAGCCGTCGGCGCTTTTCGCGAGGATGATCCGGTTGATCTGCCGCTGCCAGACGTCGAACCGGTCGCCCGCCGCTGCGGCGAGCCTGTTGAGGCTCGGCTCTCCGCTCGTGTACAAATCGTCGGGGATGATCTGGCAGCTCGCCCCGTCAATCCTCGTGTTCATCCAATCGTTCGTCCTCCGTGTCCAGGGCCTGCATGGCCGGATCGTGCCCGTTCGACGCCTTGTCGATCGCCTCGATCTCGGCGCTCATGTCCGCGAGCCGTTTCGTCAATGACGCGAGGTCGCGTGAGCTTATCGACCCTTCGTCGAGCTTTTCGGCGATCAGGTTGCGCATCGCCACCAGGAGGCGGCGGCGATCCCCGGAAGCGGCGGCATTGCTGACCCTATGGGACTTCGACGAGCCCTTCGAGCGAGGGGTCTTCGACGTTCTGGACACCAAGACGGCCTCCGTTCAAGTGTGGAAAAAAGCCCGGGGGAAAAACGGCGCTTTGCCCGTGGTCGCCCCGGCGGGGCCGGGTGGGGTCTACTCCCTACCCCCGAACCAGTCCGAGCAGCGGATCGGCCCGGCCGAGACCGGCGCGATGCGCTGCGGGGCTTTGCCCTGGGCGATGAGCTGGGCGACGCGCTCGCGCGCCCATGCCAGACTGTGCGTGCCTTTGATGGCGTTGCACCATCGGTGCGCGGGCCCGCTGTTGTCGTGCGTGAGCGTGCCGCCGCGCGCCAGGGCGATGGTCTCGTCCACGACGAAGCTGTATGGATGCGGTGCCTTGAGCTCGTAGTCGATGGGCCGATGGCAGATGTAGCAGTCGGCCCGCATGTGCCGCCACCGCTCGCGCTCGCGCCGGCGGCGATAGCCATTGCTGTACCGCGGATTGCCCACGCACGCCTCCAATCGAACGCCTGTACGGATCGACAGACTGCGCTCGCCGGCGGGAAGAAGAGGAAAGAACCGCCGGCGAGGCGTCTGTCTGTGGTGGTTTCTCGGGTGCCGCATACGCCGGTTGCGCACGGTGCCGGCGGCGGCTGGCGGATGGTGCGGGATTCGAACCCGCGAAGCATGAGGTCGGTTGTCATGCCTGCCCGCCTAGCAAGCGGGTGCCTTCGACCGCTCGGCCAACCATCCAAGGGGATCGGATACGAAAAAAGCCCATCCCCGATGGGACAGGCTTTTCCGATACTCCGATTACACGCGACAGCGTAACACGAAACCGTCTCACGCTCAAACGTCGCCGCCGTCGCGCTCGGCGCGATCCTGCGCGCAGGCCAACAGCTCCATGATGTTCCACTCCCAATAATGCCGGTCGATGCGCCGCGTGGACGGCATCTTGCCCCGGCTGCGCCAGTTCGCCAAGTCCTTGCCCGTCACGCTCACACCCGTGTTCTCCCGCACCCATCGGGCGGCGTCGGCCTGCGTGCGCGTGATGTGCATGAGCCCCGCGCTGCGCAGGTACTCCAACCGCACGCGCTTCAGGTCGAGCCATGCGCCGCATTCGGGGCACACCGTATACCGAGCGGAGCGGGCGGCGTAGATCGGCGTGCGTATCGGCTCGTCGTCGTCCCCCTTCGTGTTCAGGCAGTTGGGGCATACGCCGACAAGACGGCGCTCGCCGGCGTGCGTGGTGGCGGTTTCGACCTTTTCCGATAGGCGGATCAGGTCGGCGTATAGGTCGCCGGCCGTGTCGAGTCGTGCGAGGTCGGGCATGTGGTGCAGCAGCAGGCGGGTGATGTCGGCCCATTGCATGAGGGTGCGGGGCCGGTCGTATCGGTCGTGGCCGATCGGTTTGACGCCGAGCATGCCGCCGGTGAGTTGCAGGTGCGTCTCCACTGCGGAGTACAGGGCTTGGGCGGCTTCGTTGACCGGCGGGGCCGCGTATGCCCTGTTGCCGTGGCGTGGCGAGCGTTCGCGGGTGGTGGCTTGTTTGTAGGCGATCTGTTGGAGGGCTGGCATGCCGGCCTTCAGGAGCCATGCGAGGCGTTTCGCCCAGTCCTTGACGCATTCCTTGCACAGGTTCGCGTCGCCGGCTGGTTTGCCGCAGGCCGCGCATGTTCGTTGTTCCATAATCCCCGCCCTTTCGCTGGTGCTATACTCGCTTGTTGGACAATGCGAGCCTCTGCCGAAAGGTGGGGGCTTTTACTTTCCCGAAGCCGTTCCCGACGTGGTGGATTGGCCGGGAACGGCTTGTTTTCAACGGTTTGCTGACTTTCCTTAACTTTCTCTTCTATTGTCGCCGATGCCGGCGGGTTTTTCCGGCGCGGGTGCCGGGTGGGCTTGCAGGATGATGGCCTTCACCTCGTCGATGGGGATGCGCAGGGATCGCGCGGTCTCTTCCGGCGGCACGCCCTTGCCGTGCCATTCCACGATGATCTTCCTGACGCCTTCGGTGACTCTCACGCCCGTGCCTCCTGCCGGTCGAGCTGTTCGCATGCGGAGTGCTTGGCGCACATTTGGGCGACGCGGCGCATGCACTTGCGGATCGCGCCGCCGTAGG